TGAGGAACAAGTCGTTTCTGCCATCGAAATGGGTGCGAAGAACGAATCGGATGTTCTTACATATGTTAAAACTAATATGTCTTTAGTTGATGATACATATGTTTCGAAACTTACAACTGAAATAATGGGAGAAATTTAATGAAAAAAACACTTATAGTTGCAGCCGTTGCTGCAGCAATGTTTACTTTCACCGCTCCAGCAAATGCCGACAATCAGTGGATTGGCCCTGTTCTTGGTGGTGTTGCTGGTGGGTTTGTTGGAAATCAGTTTGGTAGTGGTCGTGGTAACACGGTTGCAACTGCTGTGGGTGCAGTAGGCGGCGTTCTTCTGGGTCAAGAAATGGTTCGTAAAAACTCTGCACCCGCTCGGACACCTACTATGCCTAATGGAACAGTTTTCGTTGGCGGACCTTGTGATGGTTATTATAACCCTGGCGCTCGTGCTGCTTGTGCCCGTGGTCTTGCAGATCGTCAAGCTCAACTCCAAGTTCAGATTGAACGTCAGGCATATTACATTGCTCGTGGTCAACGTGGTCGTGGTGATGGTCGTGGAAGTGATTGGGGACGTTCAAGCGTCCGTTGGTAGAATACTCTAAAGGTTAGTTTGTTATGAAATATATTATGGTTCCGGCATTATGTCTCCTATCTGGAGTTGCCGTGGCAAGTGAATGTGAATACTCTACAGGGATAAGTGCCTCGTTTGATGGTGTTATATCTAAATCTAGAAATTACGATAAGACAACTTATACTCACGTTGATGACACTCGTAAATGTGTTGTAAAACTTGATGTCCAAATTAAGGACAAATGGTATCCAACGTCTGGTAGTTATATTTTCGGGCCTAACATGGCAGAAAATGCAGCATGTAAAAATGCAGAAACGAGTGCGAAAGAGAATATTCTACGCACCACAGTTCCAGAAATTCTAAAGAAAAATACAGAACAAAACTGTAATGTAACTATTGGTGAAAAACCAAAAGCAGATGAACCGCCAGCGCCGCCAGCTGTGCCAGTTAAACCAGTACAAATAGTAAAACTTGGTGATCCACTGATTAATCAGAATGGTTCTACGCAACAAAATTCTGGTGGATTTTTAAATCGTGTTTTTCAAGTTGATCGCCCTAGACAACAATCTTGTCGTAGGATTTACATGAACGTATGGATTGATGGTGTAATGCGAGCAGCATGGAAGGAAATCTGCAAATGAAAATTATTATTGGAATGGCAATCGGGATAACTTTAACTATGTTTTACCCTGATATAATACCATACATTAAGGACGCTTTTATCGAGTCGGGCGTTCGTGATGCAACAGTTAAGACTCTAATGGAAGTAAAGTAAGGAATAATTATGAAATTATTTACAACAACGGCTTTTGTATTCGGCCTAATGAGTATGACTTTAGCTCTTGGTGGTTGTGGTAATACTGTTATGGGTATTGGTGCAGACATCGTAACTATGGGTGAAGGATTGATGACAGATGTTAATATTGAGGAGACTACAAATGCAGAAAAGTAAATTGGCTTTAGTTAGTGTTGCAAGCTTGCTTGCACTATCAGCGTGCAAAACAACACAGGACGCAGCGTTGCCAGGAACTGATGTTACTACTAACGTTACTTATGAATATAAGCGTGATCGTGTTAAGGAACAGATCGGCAATATTCCAGATTGGTTCAAGCTACAACCAGAGGATGATCGTAACATTTATTCTAGTGGAACGTCTGTAACACCAGACATGCAGTTTTCAATTGATGCTGCTGTACTAAATGCAAAGGTAATTCTTGCTGATCGTATCAATTCACGATTGCGTAGTCAGGCAAAACAGTTCAAGGCGAAAGTTGGTTCTGGTGATCTTGATTCGTCTGTAATTTCAGAGTTTGAACGTGCAGTAAAGAATATTACTGCTGATACAGATGTTTCTGGTTACAAAGTATCAAAGCTAGAAATTGTTCCTAATGGTGTTCAGTATCGTGCATTTGTCTTGTTGGAATATTCAGATGCAGAAGCAAGAAAGATTCTAACGAATCGTTTGCGTAAGGATGAAATGCTGTTTAATAAGTTGCGGGCAACCAAAGCTTGGAAGGAGTTAGATGAGAATGCAAGTAAGCAGAATAAGGCAGATGATGATCGCCTTAAGCGTGAGTTGCGTAGTTTGTCTCAGTCTAGTCGCAAAACCAGCCCAGGCGTTTGAACCCTTGTCTCTATTAACAGGTATTATTGGCCCTATTGCATGTAAGGTAATTGAATGCAAACAGGAAATCAATAAGTACCTGTTCGTAGAGCGCCCAGTTGAAAACATGAAACGTCTTGAAGAAATGCGTGATAATTTTCAGTGGGATAATTATTATGAAGAGGGTGATTGTAAAGAAACTAAAACAACCCTTGACAAAGAAGTTACAGTGTGTTACACTAATAAAGAATGGAGAATAGTGAAATGATTACAGTGTTAGTGGTGATTGCCACAATTGGTATTGTTAATAAAGTTTTATATGTGATGATGTACTAATGAGTGGTATGCATTTATTGCCGGTGTTCTACTCTACAACGAACACTAAGAAACGTAAGGTACGCAAGAAGACTCAAAGTCTACTTGCTGCCGAGCGTGATCATAAAAAGTTTTTGAAGAAGATGGGAATTGGCTCTCGTAGCTCAGCTGGATTAGAGCAACGGTCTTCTAAACCGTGGGTCACAGGTTCGAGTCCTGTCGAGAGCACCAAACCAAAGATCGTATATGACTCTTCTATGGCAAAGAAAGAAGAGATGGTTTATACGGGAACTGAAATTATAGGGATTGCCCAGATGCATAAATCTAATGCAGTACCTATTCGCAACCAAGAACAAGCAATAGAAGTTGCAACAATGAGGAGAAGTTAAATGAAAGTCGAAGTTCGTAACAATAACATTGATGGAGCGCTGCGTATCCTAAAGAAAAAGTTACAAAGAGAAGGTTTCTATACGGAGTTGCGTGAACGTGAGTATCACAAAACAAAGGGTGAAAAGAAACGGTTAGCAAAGGCTGCTGGTAAAAGTAGGCAAAAGAAAACTTTGGAGAAAAGGTTTGATGAACAAGGTTACTGAGATAGTTGATAAGTCTAAAACTAGGACTGCCGAGATTGAATTGAAGACACACGAAATTCCCACTAAAACAGCAACACCGCTGCATACCACTGATTGGTATATTAAATGGGTTAGTTCAATTGTCTTAATTATTGGTATGGTTTTAGCTGCAAACAATCTCTATCCCTACAACATTATTGTTCAATGTGTGGGCATACTTGGTTGGTTAGTTGTTGCTATTATGTGGAATGATAGATCGTTGATTATTGTCAACGCTGTTGGTGGTGCCATTCTTTTGAATGGTTTAGTTGGTTATTGGTTAAAACAGGGATAAATAGAACGATGGCAAATATTAAATCCAAGACGGATAATAAGGGTTGGACTGATCCTTCTAAAAAGAAGAAGGTTCGTAAGAAACGCAAACCTATGACAGATGAGCAGAAAGCTGCAGCATCAGAACGTCTTGAAAAGGCAAGACAAGCAAGGGCTGAAAATAATCCAGATTATGGTCAATCTGGTATTCATGAAAGTTTACGTAATTTGCCAGATGATTATCCAATACATCCTAAGAGGGTTAAGGTCTGGATTAAGACACAGATGGAACTAGCCAGTTCAGAACGTAGGGCAAACAAGGCTGGGGTCAAGGGTTCATATGCAAAGCAATGCTCTCATGAAGGTTATGTTAGAAATCTAAAACGTTACCTACGAGATGGTGACTACTGCGATTGTTTCTACGGAGAATATCAAGAAAAGAAGGTTACTCGTAGATGTGTTGCTCAATCTTATCATTGGTATGGACCTAATAAAGGTGAACCAAAATTTGATGTTGGTGTATGGTATCCAATATTAGGTGCTGTTTACACTAAAGAAATGTACAATTCTGATAACGGAATCGAGGAAAAAGATGAAAAACCAAGAAGAAAAAGTCGGAAACGTAGTTAAGGGCCCTTGGAAAATAAAATCTAAAAAAGAGGTTGTTATTCCAGAGCTTGATGTCCTTGAAATGCAAGAAAATCTTGTGTTTTGTGATAATCTTACTGAAGCTTTAATGGTTCAGATGATACATACTATACGGGAAAATGCGTTTGAAGTTGATGCAGATGATTTTTTGCGTGACATGGGGTTCATTATTGAATCAGTTAGAGCTTGTTTATATAGAGAAGTTGGATATGGCCATCCGATGGCAAAGGTGATGTCAGCATTTACAAAAACAAAACTCCCTAATGAGAAAGAAGATGAAGATGATCATTATAGAGGTCTGAATGATGCTGTGATGAATAAAATAATTGAGGGATTAGATGATGAAGAAAAAGACCCAAAAACACCGGCCTAAATTTCTAGAAGTCTTTAGTCCTACAATTATGGAGTCTAAGGTTTCTCAAAGGTTCATAGATATTGTTAACGCATCTGGTGATGACGTTCTATCGAGTGATAAGAAAAGTGCTAAGTGGGATTGGTCACATAAACTCGTTGGTAAAGTCAGTAAGGAAATCCAAATTCCAATTGACGATGCTGACGATAGAGATTTACTATTTACAACTATGAGACAAGCTTGTGTAGACTATCTTAATTTTATTATTTCTAAGAATAGAGCATATGGTTGGTACAAAATTGCAGGGCGTGAAAGCAAACCAACATTAGATAATATACATCTAACGCATAGTTGGATTGTTAGTCAATATGCTGGAGAGTACAATCCCTATCATCACCATACTGGAGATTTTTCTGCTGTAGTGTATCTAAAAATTCCCTCCAACATGCAAAAGGAACTTGACAAAGAGTTCACAGACCACTATCCTACTAATGGGCTCATTGAGTTCATGTATGGTGAAAACTCTGATATGAGAAGTGATACAATAAAATTTAAACCAGAGGTGGGAACAATGTTAGTGTTCCCGTCATATTTAAAACATTTTGTATATCCTTTTTATAGTGAAGGTGAGAGAAGAAGCATGAGCTTTAACGCTCACTTTAAAGTATGAATTTTGTTTAATTAAATAAACTCAAAAACTATTGACATTATGCTTTGTGCATTGTATAATAAACGTATAAATAAAAATTGATTATGAGGACAGGACAATTATATTAGTTGATATGAACCAAATTGGGGTTGCAAGTGTGATGATGCACTTGAACATAACAAAATCGCATACAGTTGAAGAAGATATGGTTCGTCATATGATTCTAAATTCTCTTCGTATGTATCGTGAACGTTTCTTTGATGAATTTGGTGAGTTGGTTATTTGTTATGATTCCAAACACTATTGGAGACGAGAGTATTATCCAGAATATAAAGCCAGTCGAAAAAAGACTAGAGAAACTTCTGGGCATGATTGGAATAATATTTTTGGATGTCTCAATAGCATCAAAGAAGAACTTACAGAAAGTTTTCCATATAAGGTAATTGAAGTTTATGGTGCAGAGGCAGATGATATTATTGCTTCTTTGTGTATGGAACATGCATCTTCTTGTCCCAACATACTAATTTTATCTGGCGATAAAGATTTTGTTCAATTACATAAGTATAAGGAAGTTAAACAATATAGTCCTGTTACAAAGAAATTTATTAATGGACCTGACCCTATTGAATATCTTTATGAACATATTCTTAAAGGTGATGTGAGTGATGGTGTGCCAAATGTTTTATCACCAGACAATACTTTTGTGGATGGATTACGCCAACGTCCACTAAGTAAAAAAAAGATTTCAAGTTGGGCTGGTCCAATGTGTGAACAATTGTTGCCCAATGAGGAATTAAAAAGAAATTACCAGAGAAATAAAAAACTTATTGATTTGACAGAATGTCCCAGAAATTTGTATGATGAATGCGTACAAGCATATTCAGAAACACCAGAAGGGGATCGTAGCAAACTACTAAATTATTTTATAGACAAAAAATTATCCATTTTGATGGATAATATAGGAGATTTTTGAAATGCCATATACACCACTAATGTCTGAAGTTTTGGACAATGTTGCGAAAGCGAAAACTAAAAATGAGAAAGTTGAATTATTGAGGAAACATAATTCAGATGCATTGAGGATGGTTATTAAATCTTCATATGACCCAAATATTCAATGGGACTTGCCTGAAGGTAATGTACCATATACACCAAATGATGCTCCAGAGGGAACGGAACACAACATGCTTGTTCATGAGGCAAGGACGTTGTTTCATTATGTTAAAGGTGGTAATCCCCAACTAACACCAAATCGTAAAGAAAATATGTTTATTCAAATGTTGGAGGGGTTACATCAAAGTGAAGCAGAAATTGTAGTTGCTGCAAAAGATAAATCACTTCATCGAAAATATAAAGGTTTGTCTGCTAATGTTGTTAAAGAAGCATTTGGTTGGAATGAAGAATACATGCAATTAGATGATGAGAGTTAAGGAAGACAATAAAGAACATGATAATTGTAGCAGGTATTTGGGTTTCTGGAAGTTTGTTATTAATTGGTGGAATAGTTAGTACTATAAATTTAGCTAATAAACCAGAAAGAGAGATGAAAAAACAAACTGAATGTCTTGCTAAAAATATGTATTTTGAAGTACGCAATCAAGGCACAGCTGGTATGTTAGCTGTGTCTTCTGTTGTTATCAATCGTGTTAATGATGATAGATTTCCTAATACAATATGTAAAGTAGTAAAGCAAGGCGGAAGTAAAAAACTTAATAAATGTCAATTCAGTTGGCATTGTGATGGAGTCTCAGACATTCCAAAGAATAAAAAGATTTATAAAAAAAACCTTGACTTTGCTCGTAAGATAATGGATAATAGTAAACAGTGGATTGACATTACAGACGGTTCAACTTTCTACCATGCTAATTATGTTAGACCTTCATGGAGAAAAAAGTTTATAAGAACAACTGAAATTGATAAACATATATTTTATAGATGGAATAAAAAATGATTGATAAATTAGTATCGGTGGTAACACCAGCAGGTGAGTTTGTTGGTAGGCTTGAATACCAAGGCGAGAATAAAGTAATTCTCAAAAATCCAAAGATGATAGTTAATACAAAAGATGGTATGGGTTTTGCTCGTGGTGTATGTCTTACTGGTAAAGAAAATCCTGAAGAAGTAACTTTTTGGGGTTCGGGTATTGTTCTTGTTACAGAAAGCAATGATGATATTGAAAAAGCATATATTCAAACAACTAGTGGGATTATTGTCTAATGGCGATGACATTTGATGAGTATCAAGAATTCGCACGTTCAACATCAATCTATCCAGAAGATTGTAAAGTGGTGTATCCTACACTTGGATTGTGTGGTGAGGCTGGTGAAGTTGCAGAAAAAATTAAAAAACATATGCGCGATGGCAGAACACTGGTTGGTGTTGGGCTAGAATTAGGTGATGTGTTGTGGTATATCTCTGCTCTTGCAGATGATTTAGGTGTAACTCTTGAAGAGATTGCACAGGCCAATGTGGCAAAACTAAGTTCTAGAATGGAACGTAACAAAATTACTGGTGATGGCGATAACAGATGAACATTTTTTACCTAGATGAAGACCCCGTGAAGGCTGCACAGATGATGTGTGATAAACATGTTGTCAAGATGATTTTAGAAAGTGCACAAATGCTTTGTACCACACATCGTGTTCTTGATGATGTTGATATGATTGAAGGTGAAAATTTATACAAGATGGCTCACAAGAACCATCCTAGTACAATCTGGGTCCGTTCTAGTTGGGAAAATTACATGTGGTTGTATGAACATATGGTTGCACTTATGCAAGAATATACACATCGATATGATAAGCATCACGCCACGGAACGGTTGATGGTGCCATTGTATGATGCACCTATAAATATTCCCGGTAGTATTAAAAATGACAAATCTTATGGTGAGAGTGGTTTTGTTGATGTGCCATTCACTGAACCACCACAATGTATGCCTGACTATTGTAAAGAGAAAGATACAATTAATGCGTATCGTTCTTACTATATAAAAGAGAAATCAGGTTTCGCAAAATGGAAGCGGAGAAAAGTACCGGAGTGGTTTAATGACAGAGAGTTCTCAGGAATATCTCAATAAAAAGATAATTAAGATAGAAAAACAAATTTATTTACATATTGAAAAGATAAATAAAAATAACTCTACAGAAGGATTGTCTGAAATTGAAACGTTTAAAAATCAATTAGTAATGCTGGAGATAATTTTTTCTTACTTGCACAGAAAATTGAAGAGGCTAAACAAAGAATTGGAATCTAAAATATAATGCCAACATATACATTTTTTAATGAATTAGCAGGAACAGAATATGATGAATTTATGTCCATCGCAGATATGGAAAAATTACTAAAAGAATATCCACACATCAAACGGTCATGGGGGCCAGGTAGTGCACCTGCATTAACTGGAGATCATCTTATGGGTGTTGGTCCAAAAAATGATGAAGGGTTCAAAGATTTAATGAAAGGTATTGCTTCTAAACATCCAGATTCTCCAATGGCAGATAAGTATGGAAATAGTAAGAGCATTCAGCGATTGAAATCAGAAAGCATCATAAATGAACATAGAAAGAGAAAATAATGGCTTCTAAGAAAGTTACAAAAGAAATTGGAATTTCCAATCTAATTTCTGTCAAACCTATAACAGACAACCAAAAAATTGTGTTTGAATCTTGGAAAAAAGGACAACATCAATTTTTGTATGGCGCAGCAGGAACAGGAAAAACCTTCATATCTCTATATCTTGGTTTACAAGATGTATTAGATTTACAAACTGCATATGATAAGGTTATCATAGTTCGTTCTTTAATACCTACAAGAGAAATTGGTTTTCTTCCTGGCGATGAAGAAGATAAATCTGCATTGTATCAAGTGCCGTATCAAAATATGGTTCGTTTTATGTTTCAAATGAATAATGAACAGGCATTTAATGGTCTATACGATAAACTAAAATCACAGGGTTCTCTATTCTTTTTGTCAACTTCTTTTCTGAGAGGATTGACATTTGATAACTCACTGATTATAGTAGATGAATGTCAGAATCTAAATTTTCACGAATTAGATACTATTATCACTAGAGTCGGCCAGGATTCCAGAATTGTTTTCTGTGGAGATTTTGGTCAATCTGATTTGCAAAAAGTAAATGAGAAGAATGGGCTTTATAATTTTTTAAAGATTTTACAACAGATGGATGTATTCAATTGTATGGAATTCAATATAGGAGACATTGTTAGATCTGGTTTTATTAGAGACTATCTTATTAATAAAATAAAAATGGGTTTACATCTTGAATAAAATTTATATAAAACCAACAC